TCTCGTAAGAGATTTAAGTATTACACCACAATCAAGTGATGTGGTTAATAGAGATGTTGTAAGACCTTATTTAGGTGCATCACAACAGCTACTAGCAAACACTAGAGTTGAATGTACCTTTTCGGTAGAACTTGCCGGATCTGGTACTGCTGGTACTGCGCCTAGATATGGAAGTGCGCTTAAAGCGTGTGGTTTTAGCGAAACTGTTGTTGCTAATACATCGGTCACTTATGAACCTATTTCAGCTAGTTTTTCATCTGTTACTATCCACTACAACGTAGATGGTGTAAGGCATATTGTTACTGGTTGTCGAGGAAATTTCAGTCTCAGCGCATCCGTTGGCGAAATTCCTTCGATAGATTTTACTTTTACTGGAATTTATAATGCTCCAACAGATACAGCATTACCTTCAGTTACTTATGGAAACCAAGCAACTCCATTAATCTTTAAAAATGGAAATACAACCAGTTTTCAGTTGTTGTCTTACGCTGGTGCTTTAATGAGTTTAACAATGGACGTAGGCAACTCTTTAGTTTATAGAGAACTTGTTGGTGGTACAAAAGAAGTATTGTTAACAGATAGAGCAGCTAATGGCTCTGTAACAATAGAAGCTCCAACAATGGCACAGAAAGATTATTTTGCTGCTGCCTTAGTTGATACGACATTAGGTAACTTGACTGTTACTCATGGTACTGCTGCTGGTAATATCTGTAGATTTAGTAGCACAAAAGTAGATATTGGAGATGTTGCTTACGGAGAAGCTGATGGAGTGACTATGTTAGAGATTCCATACACACTTGTACCAAGTTCAGCAAATGACGAGATGGGTTTAGTCTTTACTTAGTAAGTATTGACTACTGAGGTAGAGTAGAAGAGTATATAGCTTAATTTATGGCATTTGTTAGAAAGAAGACCAAGGTGTATTCTTGGCCTGTTGAGGTAAAAACACCTTCAGAAACTAAGATTGGTGAATTTGACACAACAGCTTTTACTGGTCAATTTATTCGTTTGTCTAGAAAAGAACTTGATGATTTTGAGTCAGCGTCAGAGTTTGAGGCTTTAAAAAAAGTATTAGTTGGATGGACTGATGTTAATGAGGAAGATGGAACACCTATACAATTTTCAGATAAAGTATTAAGAGAATTTTCAGAAGATATTGATTTTGTTGCTGGAGTTTTGGAAGCGTTTAAGAAGTTCTATTCAAATGCACAATCGGGAAACTAATTGATGCTGCCTTATATTGGGCTTCGGGTGGCAAACAAGTTATAGATGAAACACAACAAGATGCTGCTGCATTTGGTGTAAAAATCGAGAAGCAACAAGAAGAAAAAGTAGATTTTGAAGTTTTTCAAGAAAACTGGGATATTGTAAATATGTTTCTTCGTTGCCAAACACAATGGAATACATCTTTTGGAGGTATAGTAGGGTTAAAATACGAGGTGTTATTGCTTGCTGGAGGACTGTTTGACCTCTATCATGTAGATAATCGTCAAGAAATGCTAGAAGGTTTACAACTTATGGAATCTGTAGCCATGAAAGAAATTAATAAGGAGAAAAAGTAGTGGCTAAGAATGTCAATATTGAAAAAATAATAATAAAAGTTGAGGGTGTTACAAAACTAGGAAAACTTTCTTCTACTTTTGCAAAATTAAATAAGAATATTGGCTTAACTCCAAAAGAATTAAATAAGACAATAAAATCAATAACAGCTTATGACAGAAGAGGTCAACGAAGTGTTAATACCTTTAATAGACAAATAGCAGCATTAAAGCAGCTAAAAGATAATGTTGGTATTGGAGGTGCAGCATATAAAAAACTTGGTGGTGAGATAGATAGGCTAAGAGCCAAAATGGATAATCTTACCAATTCAACCAAAAAACAAAGTGCTTTTCAAAAACTTGGGGCTGGATTTAAAGCAGGTCGAGGTGCTGCTTTAACTGGTGCTGTTGGTAGATTTCTTCCTCCTTCTGCACAAGTGGGAGGTGCAGCAGGTTTTATTAAAGGAGGAGTTCCGGGGGCTATTGCTGGTGGTGCTATTGGTCTTGGGGTAGATGCTGTTGCTGGTGGTGTAAAGTTTGCATCTGAAGCTGCAACATACGCATCAGAAATAAAAAAATTACGAATAGCATTGAAAGGTGTTACCAAAGATCAAGCTACTTTTGAAGAAGGTCTTCGTATTATTACCGAAACATCTAAAAATTTAAACGTACCAATAGCTGCATCTACTAAACAGTTCACAACTTTAGCTGCTTCTGTATTAGGTTCTGGTGGAACTATAAAAGACGCAGAAGAAGTTTTTACTGGTGTTTCAAATGCTATTAAAGCAACTGGTGGTAATGCAGAAGACGTACAATCTGCGATTCGAGCAATGTCGCAAATCTTTGGTAAAGGTAAGGTGTCGGCTGAAGAATTACAAGGCCAGCTTGGAGAAAGATTAGCTGGTGCAGTTGTGAAATTTGCAGAAGCTAATGGTAGTAGTTTGCAGAAATTACAGAAAGATTTGAGAGATGGAACTGTTGGATTAGATCAAGTTATTAAATTTGCTAAAAAATTAAATATTGACTTTGCAGATACAGCAATAAAAATATCAAATTCATCTGCTGATGCAGGCCAAAGATTAAAAGTTCAGATGGATAATTTAAAACTTGCTGTAGGTGAAGCGGTCTTACCTATAGGTGCTGCTTTCCAAAAAGCATTTAGCGATATTATCGGAGGTATAAGTGGTTCAAAAGATGCAATGGATGGATTAGCAAGTACATTCAGATTGATAGGTGGTGCTGCGTTTGCTACTTTTGCTGCTGTTAGATTTTTAGTAAGATCTTTAGTTGATTTAGTTAAGATTACTTATCAATTAAGTCAACTAGATATAAAAGCTGCATTTGAAACAATAAAAACAGGTATAACAGATACATCTGCAACTGCCTTAAAAGATTTCAATGCAATATTTAATGAGATAGATGTATTTAGTACAAAACAAGGAAAACCTAAAATAAATAAAATTTCTGCTAGTCAATTTGACAAAAGAAGAACAGTTACAGGAGAAGGGTTAGCTACCTTAACAGATGGTGGCAGTGGTGATAAAGATTTACAAAAAAATCTAGATTTTATTACAAAAACAAGAGAAGCAGAAGAAAAAGCAGAAAACGATAAATACAATGCCTTTTTAGACTTCCAATTATTATCAGGTCAAATTACACAAGAAAAATTTGATCAAATAAAATTAGATCAAGAAGCAGAAAGATTATCAAAATTTTTAGGAATTAATATTGATTACGTTAAAGAATCTTTAAAACAAGCAGCAGATGAAGCAGGTGGGTTTAAAGAAAAGTTAAGAGAACTTGCTGTATCTTCTATGGATTTATCAAAAAATCTTGGTGATATTGCATTAAATGGTATAAACAAAATAGCTGATGGGTTTGCGGAGCTTGCTGTATCTGGTAAAGCAAGTTTTGGAGAATTAGCAAGATCAATAGTTCAAGATTTACAGAAAATGATTATTAAAGCATTATTTTTTAAAGCTATAACTAACTTCATCCCCGGCCTTGGCAGTTTTCTGGGTCTTGAAAAAGGTGGAGTTGTAGATGGAGGTGAGGTTAGTACAAATGCTAAAGGTAATGTCTTTGCTAAAAACAAAATTGTAGGCTATAGAAAAGGAGATGTTTTTGATTCTCCTACCATGTTTAAATATGGTGGGTCAAATTTAGGCATCTTAGGAGAAGCAGGGCCAGAAGGAGTACTCCCGCTAAAACGTGGCAGGGACGGAAAACTTGGTGTTATGTCTCAAGGTGGAGGAGTTGGCAATATAGTTGTAAACGTAGATGCTTCTGGTTCTTCTGTTGAGGGAGATGATCAAGGTGGTAGAGAACTTGGTCGTTTAATATCAGTTGCGATACAATCTGAATTAATAGAACAACAAAGGCCGGGAGGTTTATTAGCATAATGGCAACCTTTCCATCTATAGAACCTAGTTATCCAGTTAAGAAATCATCAAGTCCTAAAATAAGGACTGTTAAATTTGGAGATGGGTATGAGCATAGACTTTTGTTTGGTTTAAATCAAAATCCAAAACAATTTTCTCTTACTTGGAAAGACTTATCTGAAACTGACTCCGATACTATTGAAACTTTTCTTGATGCTAGAGCAGATGATAATGCAAGCTTTACATATACTCCACCAAACGAGGCTAGTTCTATGCAGTTTAAATGTTCTACATGGTCAAAAAATATGAATTATTCTAATCTGGCAACTATAAACGCTACATTTGTGCAAGTATTTGAGCCAATATCATAATGTCAGTAAACTCAGCAGTTTTTAGTAATTTACAGTCAATAAATCCATCAGCGATTATTGAATTATTTACGCTTCAGCTATCTACAGCATTACATGGTGCGAATACAATATATAGATTTCATTCTGGAAGTAATTTAAATGCAAATGGTCAGATAGTTTGGGATGGTAATGCTTATCTTAGGTATCCTATACAAGCTTCTGGGTTTGGTTATAGAAAAGGACAAATTCCTAGACCTAAAATTACTATTAGTAATGCAAAAGGATTAATATCAGCCATACTTGCAACCGTAAATAACACAACAAATGGTAATGATTTAACAGGAGCAACACTTACAAGAATAAGAACATTAGCTAAGTTTATTGATGCTGTTAACTTTGCTAATGGACAAAACGCAACTGCTGATACTTCAGCAGAGTTTCCTCAAGAAATATATCAAATAGATCGTAAAGCAACAGAAACTAGAGAAATTGTAGAATTTGAACTTGCTGCTCCTACTGATCTCGCTGGAATAAGAATCCCAAATCGACAAGCAACAAGATCTTTATTTCCTAGTATTGGTACGTTTAGGTGATGGGATGGAAAGATAACGCATTACTTCATGCGAAAGACCAAGATCCTAAAGAATGTTGTGGATTGCTATTGAATATAAAAGGTAAAGAACGATATTTCCCTTGTCGAAATCTTGCTATAACGGATCATCAATGTTTTATTATTGATCCAGAAGATTACGTAAAAGCTGATAATACTGGTGAGATTATTGGTATAGTTCATAGTCATCCAATTACTCCTCCATCACCTAGCCAAGCTGACAAGATTAGCTGCGAAGACAGTAATTTGCCTTGGTATATTGTCAACCCAAAAACAGAACAGTGGGCTTATTTAGAACCATCAGGTTATAAAGCACCTATTTTAGGGAGGCAATGGGTTTGGGGAATTACTGATTGTTGGGCTTTAGTTCGAGATTGGTATAAAGAAAATAAACAAATAGAATTAAGAGATTGGGAAAGACCAGTTACTCCAGAAGAATTTATGAATAATCCTATGTTTGAGACTTGCGCTTGGAGGACAGGGTTTAGAAAACTAAGACCTGATGAAAAGTTAATTAATGGTGATTTGTTGTTTATGTCAATACTAGGGAATGGTTTAAATCATGTAGCAATTTTTTTAGACGGTGATGTTTTACATCATTTAACCGATAGACTATCTTGTAAAGAACCTTATTCTGAATGGTTATTAAAATGCACAGGAGGTAGGTATCGTTATGTTGCGTAAAATAAAACTATATGGACAATTAGCAGAATTTATCGGACATAAAGAATTTGAAGTGCAAGTAGATACTGTAGGAAAAGCTGTTAGTTTTTTAATTCATAATTTTCCAGAAGTTGAAGCTTATATGAATCCAAGGTTTTATCAAGTTAAAATTGGAGATTATAGTATTAGTAAAGAAGAAATATCATACCCCATAGGTAAAGAAGATATACATTTTATACCTCATATAGCTGGTTCTGGAAGCGCAGGTCGAATAATAGGTGGGATTGCCTTAGTTGGTATAGGTATTGCAACAGGTGGTGCTGGTTTTGGGTTGTTTAGCAAAGTTGGATGGGCTGGAGCTACATTTGGAACTAAGGCTTTAGTAGTTGGAGGTGCTGCTTTGGCTTTAGGTGGGGTTACTGATTTATTATTTCCTTTACCAGAACCTCCTGAGTTTAGTTCGTCAGAAGATCCGCAAATATCATTTAATTTTAGTGGGATTCAAAATACTTCAAGAGCAGGTACTCCAGTTCCAATAGTATATGGTGAAATATTTACAGGAAGTGTTGTAATAAGTGCAGCAGTAGATACTAATCAGGTAGAAGCATGACAAATAAAATTATTAAAGGTTCTGGAGGAGGTAAACCTAAAGCTGCAAGAAAACCTCAAATAACCCCTGACACTCTACATAGTAGACAATTTGTTACTGTTCAAGATTTAGTTTCTGAAGGAGAAATAGAGGGTTTTGCAACTCCCTCCAAAGCTGGCTTGACAGACAGGACGACTACTGAATATTTAAATGCAAGTTTAAAAGATGTTTTTCTTGAAGATACTCCAATACTGAACGCAAGTGCTACAAATGCTAGTCCTGATGATTCAGACTTTAATTTTCAAGACGTAACTTTTAAGTCCAAGTTTGGAACGTCAAACCAAACTGCTATGACAGGTATCCCTGCGGAAAGCAGATCTCCTACAAGTGTTGGAGTTACTGTAACTACTTCTGCTTCTGTTACCAGACAGATTACAAACACTGATGTAGATGCTGTTATTGTTACTTTAACTTGGCCTCAAATACAAGTACAAAATACAGACAACGGTGATGTTTTAGGAGATACTGTTGAATATAAGATACAATTACAAACCGATGCTGGAGGCTATGTAGATAAAATTACAAGTTCAGTAAGCGGTAGAACTGCTGATGCTTACCAGAGAGATCACCGAATAGAACTTACGAGTGGTTATACAACTGTAGACATAAGAGTTATTCGTATAACAGCAGATAGTACAGTATCAACAAGGGTAAATGCTTTTGAATTTACAAGCTTGCAAGAAGTTATAGATAATTCCTCAACATATGCCGATAGTGCTTATGTTGCTCTTAGATTAGATAGCAAACAGTTTAGTAATATTCCAGAAAGAGCATATCGGATAAGAGGTATAAAAATAAGGATTCCGGGGGCAGGTGCATCTGGTTCTGGCACTCCTACTGTTGATAATGCTACTGGCAGAATAGTTTATCCAACTGGTTATATTTTTAATGGAGTTATGGGTGCTGCTGTTTATACAAATTGCCCTGCAATGATTTTATTAGATCTTTTAACGAATAAAAGGTATGGTCTGGGAGTACACATTGCACCAGACCAATCTACTGATGCAAAATTATATTCAAACATAGATTTGTTTAGTTATGTCGCTGCTAGTAAATTTGCAAATGAAGAAGTTGATGATGGCACAGGATCAGATACAAAAGAAGCAAGGTTTAGTTGCAATGTAAATATTCAAAGTCCTAAAGAAGCATTTGCAGCAATAAATGATTTAGCTGGAGTAATGAGATGTATGCCGATATGGTCTGCTGGTAGTATTAGCATTTCTCAAGACAAGCCAACAACAGCAAGTTATTTATTTAACTTAGCAAACGTAGGTGACTCTGGTTTTACATATCAAGGTAGCAGTTTAAAGACTAGGCACAGTGTTGTGTCTGTTAGTTACTTTAATATGGACTCAAGGGAAACAGATTATGAGGTGGTAGAAGATAGTACAGCTATAAGTAAGCTTGGAATAATTATTAAACAAGTAAAAGCATTTGCCTGCACATCTCGTAATCAAGCAGCAAGACTTGGAAGGGCAGTATTGTTTGCTGAACAAAATGAATCGGAGACTTGCTCTTTTTCAACTTCAATAGACTCAGGAATTGTTGTAAGACCGGGTTCTGTAATCGAAATAAATGATCCAGTAAGAGCAGGTGCTAGAAGAGGTGGTCGTGTAGTGGCTGCAACGACTACTGCTATCACTATTGATGCTGCTTCAGAGACAACTTTACCGACTTTAAACGACAACCCAACTATCAGTGTAATTTTGTCTGATGGAACTGTAGAAACAAAAAGTATAAGTGCAATCTCAGGTGGAGTTATAAGTGCTGACTCTGCATTTTCATCAGCACCATTAACCAATTCTCCTTATTTAATATCAAGCACTACATTGCAGACTCAATTATTTAGAGTTGTGTCTGTTGAAGAGCAAGACGACATTAATTATCAAATCACAGCTTTATCTTATGTAGAAGGTAAGTATGCTTTTATTGAAAATGGAACTGCACTTCCAGTTAGAAATGTTACATTGCTTGATGCCCCTGCCGTTGCCCCAAGTGCTTTAACTGTCACAGAAAAAACAGTTGTTATAAATAGCATTGCTAGAAGTAAATTAATTATTGATTGGCAACCAGTACAAGGAGTTACTCAATATCAAGTTAATTACAAACTTGAAAATGGAAATTTTATTACACAGACTATTTTTAGTAGTGATTTTGAAATATTAGATACTGTAAAAGGAACTTACACTATTCAAGTGTATTCATATAATTCAGCATTAAATGTATCCTCTCAATTTACAAGCATAACCTTTGTTGCAGAAGGTAAAACTGCATTACCAGAAAACTTATCTGGGTTAACTATTGAACCTATAAATGAACAGTTTGTAAGGCTTAGATTTACACAAGCTACTGCCATAGACGTTCTACATGGTGGTCGTGTTTATGTAAGACATACAAATCAAACTGGTGGTGCAGCGACATTTCAATCAGCACAAGATATTATTGAGGCAGCAGCAGGTAATGTAACAGAAGTAATAGCACCTGCACTTGCTGGCACTTATCTTCTTAAATTTCAAGATGATGGCGGTAGATTTAGTGCTACAGCAGCTAGTGTAAATCTTTCTCTTGTTGATATTCTTGATTCTATTACTGTAAAAACTGATAGAGAAGATACAGATGGAA